AAGCGACGTGTCATACCGAAATCTATTCTCGGCAAGACATCGTCGGAATATCGTTCCGGTAAGGTCAATGTTGGCCAGAAGATTCGAGATCGTTTCTACAAAATGTGGAATGGGAACGATCTCACCAAGCGCAGTAAGTACGCTGCCAGCAGACGCACAATGCCAGCCATCGACTTTCGAAAGATGCTACACCATCAGCTTCGCAACATCTCGAAAGTTCCAATGGCATCAAACCACACCCATCCTAAAGCAGCATCGTTACGCACGTCCGTCGCTGTCGACCTTGAGAAGATCGTCATCGGTGCCGGATTCAAACCATACAGTGTGTCGATGTCAAAGCGTGACCAGTATGATGGTTGTCGCTATTACTTTATGGAGAAGGACTTGGATAAAGAGTTCAGAGATGATAAAGTCACGGACCAACACGTGCTTTTGATGATTGATGTCGACTATTATTGCGACATCAACCAATTTCTCCAATTGGGAAATCCAATCATGTTATATACATTTGTCCCAACCGAAGCCGGTGGAGTCGCCCTCGATGCGAGCTATACCATTACCAATAATATGGTTAGCTATAGCGTCAAAGGAGGAGCCACTTACCACCATGAACTTTGGGATTACAGCGGAGACAATGTTATTGTACGTGATAAATATGGAAACACTATTGTGTACATTATAGAGCAACACATTGTAGAGGACGATCCAAATCGCCGAATTATCGGGTTATATCCTGTTGCCACCTATCCTCGTAACACATGTCCATTCAAACCAACACGCTATGGTTTCCCCCGTTTACAACCAACGAACAATGGAGTAAATTGCATCCGCAATATTACGGATCAAGTCATCTCTGTCGCCGTGGAAGGATCCTCCAACGCAGTGACCATTTCCCAGTCAATATACGACGCTCTTGTCGTGAGACGTGGTGAAAGTAAGAACCCGGTTATTGCTGATGTGGAACGTATCCTCAACGCCGAACATGTCAACAACTCGCCCTTGAAGGCACCAATTCTCTTCAAATTGCTGCAACAACCAGCAACTCAATGTGGGAAAATATCATCTACTGCAGTCCTCGGACAAGCGCGGAACTTTCAAACTTTGTTCCCCCTTGTGCATGAGGACGGTAAGCCAGTTGGCAGAAGTGTAGCCCCATCTCTTGTAACCGAACCGGCATTCGTTCCAGCTAAATCATTTAACAATGATAATGCCACAATCATCGGTCGCATAGACAAAGTACGGAATACAGCAAAATCACCACCATCATGGAAAATCTACGATGCGGAACTAGTTAAATTCATTGTTCCGCCAGAAAAGACCGCCACTGGCGTTCCGTTTGATTACGAGCATGTAATCGAGTTGCAGAACAAGCCAGCTCAGCGCGGCCGTAGTGAGCAAGCCAAATCTACTGTCAGCACGGAATATGTGAACAAGGTTAAAGCATTCATTAAAGGTGAGGCTTATGCCAGTGTCACTGATCCGCGCAATATTAGTACGGTGGATGTGTCACATCAATTGAGCTACAGTCGGTTCACGTTGCCTTTTAAGGAGGACTGTCTCAAAGAACAAAAGTGGTTTGCTTCATCCATGAAGCCTCCGAAGATTGCACAGCGTGTGCAAGATATTTGTCAGTATGAACATGGCATTATTTTATCGGATTATTCCAGGTTAGACGGGCATGTTTCGCCCGATGACAAAGCTTTTAAAGAATCTGTCTATCAGAGATGGTGTGCACACGCGCATCGGGGACAGCTGAGTCGTATACTCGCTGCCGATAGAAATCCAAAAGGGGTTACTGCGCAGGGATTGAAATATAATCCCGGCTTTTCACAGTTGAGTGGCTCACCAGGAACCACCAACGATAATAATCTCATTACCTTACGCCATGACTACATCGCACTACGAGAAATCGGCAACACTGCCGAACAGGCATGGAAGATTATCCAACAATGGGTGCTTGGCGCATCAGATGACCGCATCAGGGCCAATATCCCAGGATTGGCAGCAAAATTGGAAGAAGTGGCAACAAAACTTGGCCACAAATTGATTTCAATCATACTCCATCCGCTCCAAGGTGGGCCCGTTCCGTTCCTCGGTAGGGTCTACTGTTGTCCAGCAACACATCTTGACTCAGTTCAGGATCCCGAGCGAACATTAGCCAAACTTCACCTCACGATGTCACCAGACACAACACCACCGTTACAAGCACTTTATAACCGCGCAGCAGGATATTATGTTACCGACAAACTAACGCCCATTATCGGAACATGGTGCCGCCGCGTGATTGAGTTGCTTGAAGTTGAAGGATATCAACTCCTCAATACGACGGGTGAGGAAAGTTATCGAATTCAAGAGGGTCCTTATCCTCAAGAAAACGATGGCTTGTTGCGGAATTTGATGTGCCAGTTGTTGGACTTAACTGCAGATGAAAT